TAGTAAGGAAGAAAAAAGAAGTATAGAGATTGCACATGAAGTTTTGACTGGCAATGAAAGGTTTTACCAATCATTAGGTATAGATACTGAAAAGGAAATAAGAAACGCTCATAAAATACTAATAGATAAGTTTTTATAGTTTTAGTTGTTATTAAATTCGGCTGCGCTTGCCTGAGAAGGTAGGTGCAGCTTTTTTATATCAAGAAAAGCGTATAATTTATTTGAAATTCAAATAGATTTAGTTATCTTTGTAACATAAATATAAAGATAGTCACGATGATAGATTTAAGTTCTATAGACTTTGATAGTGGAAACATATCTGAAACAATAGATATGTTGAAAAACAAATCAGTGTCTGTTCCTTCATGGGACAATCTTGTCAAGGATTATGAGCCTACTATGCATGGAATTTTATCAGATACGACAACGTTGAAAGATAAGATACGAGCTGATGGTCAATTAGACAAGTCCTCACGAATTATTATAGGAATGGAGAAGTTGCATGTAAGACGTTTGTCAGAGTTCACTTTTTCTATTCCTGTAAAGCGTGTATATCACAACGTTGATGATAACAAGTTAAGGAAAGATATAGTCAAAGCTATAGAGTCTGTTTATAAAAACGTACGTATTGATAGCGAGAATTTGAAGAGAGCTACAGCATTATATGCGTCATGCGAAATTTTCACTGTTTGGTATGCAGTTAAGAAACGAAACAGACTATACGGATTCGATAGCGAATATAAACTAAAATGCAAGACTTTCTCTCCGATGAATGGCGTTCGATTGTATCCTCTCCTTAATGAAATGGATGATATGCTTGCTATGTCTTTTGAGTACAAAAAGACTGTAAAAGACAAGGAGGTTACATTTTTCGAGACGTACACCAAGGATAAGCATTATATTTGGAAACAAAGTGATGGAGTTGGAAAATGGGATGTAGTTCTAACTCAGCAAACGGAAGATGGCGATACGGCTAATGGTGAAGAAATAGTATTAATGAAAATCCCTGGAGTCTATGGGTGGCGGTCAAAGCCAGTATATGATGGGCTGTCACCTATCAGATCTGAGATTGAATACTCTTTATCACGTAACTCTAATGTGATAGCGTACAATTCTGCTCCGTTGCTGAAAGTTGTAGGTGCTACCAAAGGGAAAGAGGATAAAGGGGAAAGTTACAGAGTCGTCCATTGTGAACAAGGTGGAGACGTTTCCTATGTATCTTGGTCGCAGTCTGTGGAGGCGCTTAAGTATCATGTTGACTCTATGCAGAAGATGTACTGGATGCAGGCTCAGATTCCAGACATTTCGTTTGACAATATGAAAGGGCTTGGAAACATAGGATATGATGCAAGACAAACGTTGCTGGCAGATGCTCATCTAAGAGTCGGAGATGAGTCTGGGACTTGGATTGAATTCTTTGAACGAGAGTGTAATGTTATAAAGGCTTTTCTTGCTGCAATGAATACTGCGTGGGCAAATGAAATGGATAACATTGGAGTTGAGCATATAATAACCCCTTACATACAGAATGACGAGCTTGCTGAGATTACTAAGCGTATGAAAGCAAATGGAAATAAGCCTATTGAAAGTCAGTTAGAATCTATACAGAAGTATGGAGAGAGTTCAGATGCTGAAAAAACATTTGCAATGATACAGAAAGAAAGCGCAATAGAAGCGGTGAACTCTGCTTCGGCATTTAACTTAGAAAATCAAGTATTATGACGGTAGAAGAATTAAAAGCAAAGAAATATGAAATGGAACAGAAGATTTCTGTAGCCATTAAGGACTTTGAAGAGTGTACAGCGGTAGAAATAAAGGCAATTAATCTTTGTCGCTGTACATTGAGCAATGAATTCGGTATAGAAAAAGATTTCAATTATAATGTAAAGTCGGAATTAGAACTATGAAACAGAAGTTATCAAAATTACTTTTAAGATTAGCTGAGAAATTGTACCCAACTTGCGAGGCAAAACCATCTTACGAGGCTAAAGAGATAGCGATTGCAGTTGCTATCACCAAGAAGAATATTCGTCAATACAGGGGTTCTTGTAGTAAAAATACTTCGTATCGTAAGGGCGTTTCTGATATGACACGTATTCAGAAAGGGAATAACCATAGCCACATCTTTGAAGCTATAGAAAAGAATGGTCTTATTGAAGATGTTGTATATCTGAAAGGTGGTGAAAGGGTTGTTGAATCTCGATTAAAGGTATATGTCCGTAAGGAAGAGGAATAAAGAACCCAAAGGTTCTACGCATAAGTGTGGTGAGTGTGCTTTATGTGAAGTTGAAATGAAATTTGAAACTCTCAGTTTGAAAGGAAATCCTACTCTTGGGCGTTGCCCTCATTACACCAATAAGAAATTTTGTGTATTATTAAGCCAGATAGCTTGCGAACATTTCAAAGCAAAGAATGGGTAAACCAAGATTGCCAAATCAGAAAAAGGCATATAAGGAATTAAGTAAACGACTTGCAGGCTATATGATGCGAGTTCGTAACATTTACGATAGACTCAACGAAAAGGCAGCAATGCTCGTTGAGTCTGTTGGTTATGATGGGTTGACAGAGTTCTCCTTTGATGATTACCCAGAAATAGAACGAGAGGTAAAACTTTTGCTTTCTCAGTTTGTAGGAGAACTGCAAACACTCATCTACTCTGGTACGTCGTCAGAATGGAAGAGCAGTAACACATTCCAAGATGCCGTTGCAGATAAGGCACTGAAATATTATAGGGCTCAGGTACACGGAGATAGATTTAAGCATTATTATCGTGACAACGGTGATCAGCTTAAAGCTTTCTTGCACAGAAAAGAAAATGGATTAAACCTTTCGTCTAAACTGTGGAATCAGTCAGGTAACTACAAAGAATCTCTCGAAGTGACAATTTCTACAGCTATAGAGAAAGGAATGAGTGCTACTGCCCTCTCAAAGAAATTGAGTAGATACCTTAACGACTGGCCGTCATTGCAGGCTGATTACCAAGAAAAGTATGGTAAGGCGACAAATATTCACGATTGTGAGTATCGTTCTCTCCGTTTGGCACGTAACGAGATAAGTATGGCTTACAGGTCAGCAGAGCAAGCCAGATGGCAGCAATTTGACTTTATTCTCGGTTATAAAATAAAGCTATCTGATTCGCACCCAAGATACGATATTTGTGATGATTTAGCCGGTGACTATCCAAAGGATTTCAAGTTTAGAGGTTGGCATCCTAATTGTTTGTGTTACACTGTACCAATAGTAATGAGTGAGGATGAGTATTGGTCAGATAATAGAGAAAATAGTCCTAATAAGATTACTGCACCACCAAAGAATTTTGGGGAATGGGTTGATAAGTCCGAAAATTTAGAACGCATAGGTAAGGCAAACGGAAAAGGAACGCTACCTTATTGGTTAAGAGACAATGCAAAGATAAAAGATTCTTCCGTCTTGATGTCGAAGGCAAGAACTTATGGAGAAGCTATACAGAAACAAGCTGAAACTATAGCAAGAAAATATAACGGGGCTGTAACACCTATTAATTACAAAAGTTTTTCTTCAATGTATCGCAAATTGAACTCTGAAAAGGATATGCTTGTTTCAGATATTAAGGACAGTGTGCGAAACACAATTGTAGTAGAGGAAGAAAATATTAAAAGTGTTGTTAAAGAACTGCAATCCTTGCCTACATTTAACAGGTACAAGTCGCAAACTCCAGAGAAGTTCTGTGGATATAGTGGAAATATCATCAATCTGAAAATGCCTAATGGCATTCAAGCAGAGATACAGGTTAACACCCCTAAGATGATATATGCTAAGGAGACAGAAGCAAATGCTCGTAAAATATTGGGAGATAAAGTTTGGGAGCAAATAGCAAAGGAGACAGGAATACAAGGAGGTTTAGGGCATAAGTATTACGAAGAGATAAGGATTTTGGATGAAGTAAAAGATAGAGCAAAGGTTGCTGAATTAACAAAACTTTCTAAGTCGTACTATGCACATTTTAGATAAAACTTTTGGTTATCTCGTAAAATTTAACTACCTTTACAATGTAAAATTAAATCACTATGGATTTAGTAAATTTATGTAGTAAGCTCAAAAAGGGAACAGTTTACCTAAAGGATGACTACGAAGATATAGTGCTAAGAATGGAAGTTATTGATAATTCTACACACTGTTTTGTCAAACGTAGAGGTCGCAAAGAGGTAGAAGTTGATTCTAAAGAAAAAGATATTTTTGAGTCTAAGATGAATGGCAATGAAATCAGTAAAGAAGAGTATGATGAATTTCGATGAACTTCGAGAAAAGGCTATGCAAATAGCTATAAAAGTGCATAGAGGACAGCTTGACAAAGGCGGTAATGATTATATTAATCATCCTGTTAGAGTTGAAAGAAGGTGTACTTGTCAAGAGGATCGATTGGTAGCTTTACTTCATGATACTATCGAGGACGGAGACATCACTGCTGATTATCTGCTTATGCAAGGTTTTCCTCGTGAAATAGTAGATGCAATATTGTCTGTATCAAGAAAGAGAGGAGAGGATTATTTTGAATTTATCCAACGATGCAAGGCTAACCCTATCGGGCGCAGAGTGAAGATTTGCGACTTAGAAGATAATATGGATATAACAAGGCTGAACGAGTTAACAGAAAAGGATATAGAGCGATTAAAGAAGTATCACAAGGCTTATAAGATGTTGAATGAATAAGGGCGGTTAATTCCGCCCTTTGTATATCTTTCTTTCACCCTTTTCTATTCCTATTATACGTTTCAGAGTTTTATCAAAATATAGCGTTACTATGCCTTGTTTAGTTTCTTTAGTTGTATAGAAGCCGACAAAACTTTTCTTTTCGCCTGACAAAGCTAATTTAAGTTCTTCGTTAGCTGCATCAATTCTTAGACTGTAAATAGTATTTCCATTTGAAGATAGTTCTTCTTTTAATTTGTCCGACATAAGAGTTGAGTTATTAGATAGTTTATTATAACTATTCCACTCTATCATAGAAGCTGCACAGAGAGAATTATATGGTTGTTCATACCCATATAAGCTATCAACGCGCTCAACAATTCCAAAGAACATAAATTCTTTTGATTCTTTTATAAGTTTGTTAGCCTTATCCAATGGTGCTTCAGAGCAGGAGATAAGAATAAATTGAATAAAAACAAAAATATACTTCTTCATACAGTTTTTAGTTTATATTGTTATGCAAAGGTAATAAACTTATTTAAGTTTATCAAGGATAATACGAAAATATATCTCATATTTGAGTAAAATCGTACTCATTTATGCTGTCATAATATTTTTCTTTTATAATGTCCGCAAAAATCTCTCTCTTTGCTTTTGCTTGGTTAGCTGTTAATTCAAGATCAGAGAAGCATGCAGAATATAAATAAGATTTATCATGGTCATACTGAAAATAAAAGTAACCCAAATTAAAGGGGATACCACCGATATAACCCTTAACTACAATGATTGTTCCGTCTTGCTCCCACATATCTTCTCCTACATTTCTGTTAAGTAAAAGCTGTTTCGTTTCCTCGTATGAACTACCGAATGGAATACCCAAGACAGATTGTCCAAAAGAAAAAGTTGAAAAACACAAGAAAAGAATGAATAAAATATTTTTTTTCATTGTTATGATATTTGTTTATATTATAGTTTAGGTCTTCCTGTTTTAACTTTAATGCGTGAGAAACTAAATTGTGAAAAAGAAATGGTATTCTCTCATATAGTTGAAGGTAAAGTTTCCTATTGTGATTTTGTAAGTATGCTCACCTTTATAGCGAATAGTAAAGAATAAGTGGAAAAGAATAAGTGGAAAAGAATAAGGGTGGAATTAACCACCCTTAATATAATTAATACTATTTGAAAGCCCTGCCTAACCTTTTGCCAACAACTGCTCCTTTTTGGAATTCAGATGTTGAATAATCAACAACAGTACATTCTTTTATATCATCTGCACCATGCTTAATAGCATCGTTTAGATAGCACCTTGCAAGTGCGTCATAATTCTGTCCTCCTGTTGCGTCAATAGCAATTATAAGTACTTTGGTATCTGTAGTCGTTGCCTTTAGGACATCGATCCCCGAAATACTTTCTGCATACCTTACAGCTGCTTGAGAAGGTTTTGTGTTACAACCGTATGCAAAAAGTATAAGTGATAATAGCACAAGGAAAAGATACTTTTTCATTATTTTGTTATTTTTGTTTATATTATAGTTCTATTTGCTTCGTATTTAGGTTTCGCGAGTTGGCTTTGCTATTTTTAGGGACTTCCTTTTTTGCATCTTCATTCTCGTTCTCATGGAATAATCCGCGAACAAGAATGTACCCTAACGCTACGATATTAACTGTCGTAGTTGAAAGTATCGTTATGATAACTCCTAATGGCAAGTCCCATTTTAATATATACGAGGTGACGATGAGAGCAAAAACTATCAAAAGGTAGGTTGACACCAACCGAGTTACCCAACGCTCCAAGCGCCTACGGGCACGAGTATTCTCTATTATTCTATGAAGATAAATATATCTTTCACAATAGTCTATTACGTCTCCAGAGTCTCCAGTATTGATTAAGACCTCTACTTGTTCCAAGAGATTGAGTTCCCGTTTCGGTTCTTTGAATGGGTTTCTAAATGTATAAAGAATGTTGTACCATAATTTATAAATAAAGCATCTCCATGGAATATCCTGATCTTCTTGTTTGTATCTATTAAAATTAGGCAATTCTTCAGAAAGAAGAAAGTTTGGAAAATCAGTAATGTCGAAGTCTTCAGATGTAGTTTTATTCTTTGAACTCTTCCTTGCCATATTACTTTTTAGAAAAATAGTTCTTAATGAGTTCGTCGCTTATTTCTTTATTCCACCCAGAGTTTTCGTCTCCGTTGATACCATATACCGTTTTATGCCAAGGTCCACCGGGAAGGTGTGACCACATACTTAAATTGTAAGCACTGACATGGCAATATTTGTCGATAACTTGTGTGAAAATATTTTTAGCTCTCTCATTGTTTTCGAAGTCCTTACTTTTCTCTTCGGTTATGAATATAGGAACACGAAATAGAGAATATAACTTATACACGTTAGGGAAAACAGGACCATATGGCCAAGCCTTAGGTGTTTCAGAGAAAAGTTTTTCCCCATAGAAAGCCAAATAAAGTCCATAGCACATAAACAATAGTTTATTTACTTGCGTTTTATTGAGATTAACAAGATGGCGTTTGTAAGCCATGTTTCTCAATATATTGGCGAAATCTACACTTGACAGAGGCATGATGATGTATTTTGGACATATCGATTTAGATGATATGTTTGTAGTTACGTTGCAAAAATAATAATTTCTTTTCAGATAATCAAGAAATCATTAAATTTTTCTCAAATTTGAGAAAAATAATCGCTCAAAAACTTGCATAATCCACACTTTTTTACTATCTTTGCATTGTTCAAAATATAACACGATGCAGAGTCGCCGATTTGAACATCGGCTGTTTTTGTATCTATAACTTTCGAGATTAAAGGTATTTTATAAATACTGCGCCGAGTGTGTAAGCGGAAACGCCCACAAAAGTTTGTGTTATAACTTTGAACAACTCGTAGCGCAGTTTTTTTATTGTTCAAATTATAACACAAATGAAAGAACAAGTAAAGGTCCTAAAACAAGTAGAATTGCTTGGACACCAATTCACAGTCTACGGAACAGCCGGTAACCCTTTGTTCCTTGCAAAGGACGTAGCAAACATTATTTTTGGTAATGACCGTGATCAAGGAACAAATGCACGTGTGGTAAGGGGTGTAGATTATTTCGAGAAACGAACCTGTATAATCGTTGAGAGTGGTGTTAAACGCAAGTTATGTATGCTATCGCTTCAAGGTGTGTATGATGTTATCTCGATGTGGTCAAAGAAGTATCATCAAACTTGCTTTGCTCTTAACAGTTACTTAATATCAATGTTTGGCAAACCTGTTCCAAAGGAAAAGGTAACTCAGGTGACTAACAAGGAGAGTATGATAACTAATGGCGATACAGTCATAAGGAGCAAGGTAACTGAAACAACATCTGTCGGGAAAAAACAGCCCACTGTTGTTGTATCTACTGGCAAACCAAAGACGACACAAAGAAGTGGTGTGCCACTTGAATGTATCTCTGTTTCAAAGGATGCTGCTGAACTGATAAGGACATTGCAAGATGAAAAGATGTCAGCTAAAGACTATCTTCTTGAAGCTATCTGTCGAATGATAGAGGTGATGTATAACCCAGAAGATGTTGATAGGCTGTACGCTATGAAAGACTTGTTCCCTCTCTATCAGATGGCGAGCCAGCGTAATTTAATTAACGCACTACAAGCACACTAAGAGCAATTAAGATAGTTTAATAGCTATCATGTCTATTCGGACGAACACACTAAGAGCAATTATTTTTTTATTGAAAAAACACAAGGATAAGATGTAGAAAAACATAAGGTTTCAAAAGTTAAATATCATGTAACTACTTGGTTTTTAAGTAGTTATATTTGGTCAATTCAAATAAAATGACTACCTTTACACTATCAAAATAATAATAACAATTAAAACAAAAGAGCAATGAAAAAGTCAGAATTTTTAAAGAGAGTTGAGTTCATAAAGGATTTTCTTTCAAAAGGGTTTGAAGATTATATGAAAGAAGATATCACTGGGACAGAATTCCAAGACCTTATGAGATTAGCGGTGAAACTTACTCCAAACTACTGCGTTCCTTTCGATGATGAAGAGGAAGATTATGAGGAAGCTTTCAACAACGCTCCTAATGATTGCGAAATGGAAAAACTTGATGATTCAGAAATCAAAATGCAGGAGGAGTATTTGTATGAATTTATCGATAATTTTCCTAACTGGGACAGTTCAAAGTTGACACTTAAAGGAAGTAACTCTTTCCTTACAATGTTTGTTTCAGACTATATGATTTAGTAATATAAAATAACTGGCAGGAATTTCACCTGCCAGAAAATATAAAGAGCAATGAATTTATTCACAGAAAATGTAGATTTTTATCCTACGCCAGAAGATGTCATAAACACAATGATGCTCGGTGAGGATATTTTAGGAAAGACGATATTAGAACCGTCAGCCGGTAGCGGTAATATTGTCAGGTGGTTAAAATCAAATGGTGCAGGTGAAGTAATTGCTTGCGAGAAAGAAAAATACTTGCAAAAGCTATTGGTTGGAGAATGTAATCTTTTAGCCGAAGACTTCCTCTCTGTAAAAGCAGAACAGGTAAGCCATATTGATTATATTGTCATGAACCCTCCGTTTAGCAATGGAGTGAAGCATATTAAGCATGCGTTTGATATTGCTCCTGCTGGCTGTACAATTATAGCTTTATGTAATACATCAAACTTGGAAAACTCATATTCAAGTGAAAGACAAGAATTACGTGAGCTAATTGCTTTATATGGGTGCTCAGAAAATCTTGGTGCTGTATTTGTGGCATCTGAACGAAGAACAGATGTGCAAGTTTCACTTATTAAGCTATACAAGGAAGCCGAAGGAGAGGACGAGTTTGCTGGGTATATGTTCTCTAATGAAGAAGATGTACTTGAAGGTAACAAGACGGAGGGGCTTGTTCAGTATAACGTAGTACGTGATATGGTAAACAGATACACATCTGCTGTAAAACTGTTTGACGAAACTTTAGCTGCTGCAAACAAAATAAATGAAATAGCTAAATTCTCTGACGATAGATTTGATTACATGCCTATCAGATTTGCAACGGTTGATGCGAATAGTAAGTGTGTTGACGTAACTCGTCAGCAATATAAAAAGCAACTTCAAAAATACTATTGGAGGATAATTTTTAATAAGCTGAATATGGAGAAGTATGCAACACAAGAATTGCGTAACCAAATAAATAAGTTTATTGAAAAGCAGTCGAACGTTCCCTTTACTATGCACAACATATATCAGGTGCTTAATATGGTCATACAGACAACAGGTCAGAGAATGAATAAGGCTCTTGAGGAAGCTTTTGACATGATTTGTTCTTTCTCGGCAGATAATTCTACTGCTGGTGAGAAATGGAAGACCAATGCCAACTATATGGTTAATAGAAAGTTCATCGTCCCATATATGACCAGTTACGATAGTCGCTATAACAACACGTATGTTAAATTAAGCTATTCTGGGAATGAGGTTAAAATAAATGACGTTGTCAAAGCCTTATGTTACGTAAATGGTGTTACTTATGACGAGAAACATAGCTTGCGAAACTTTATATATGATAAAGGTATACGCTACGGAGAATGGTACGAATGGGCTTTCTTTCGTATTAAAGCCTTTAAAAAGGGAACAATGCATTTTGAGTTCCTTGACGAAAATGTATGGATGCGCTTTAATCAAGTCGTTGCCTCACAGAGAGGATGGGTGTTACCAAAGAAAAGTAGAAAAGGTAAGTAATACTTTCAAAATATACGTTTAAGGTATAGATTTTCAGAATAACGATTTTGATGCGGTGATGATATTTATATGTCCACCGCATTTTTTACGTCTATAGGATAAATTTATTGAAAAATTATTTGAATTTCAAATAAAAAAGTTTATCTTTGTAGACGAAAGCGTGTGAAGATGCACGCAACAGAACTGGTCGTAACTTCAGTGCTCTCAATGGTTTAGTTCTAATGACTATGGTCTGCTTGCGTTCACTCGCATTGCAGGCCATTTTTTTATTTATAAATAAACAAGCAATGAAGAAACATTTTAAGAAAGTGTTGGATGCACTGAGAACAAGTAAGGACATTAAGGCGCTTGGGTTCAGTCGTAGAGAGTTGAAGGGTGTTGCTGCTAAGATTGCCGACAAACTTGACTCCGAAATTAAGGAAGATGCTACGGATGATGAGATTCAGGAAGCAGTAGACGATGCCATTGATGCCGCCCTGCCTTTCCTCCAGTTCTCACAGATGGTATCTGACAGCCGTGTCCAAGCGTACAAAAATGCTCACTCTACCAATGACGGAGATGATGATGACGACGATGACGATGTGGAACCAGCAACACATAAGAATCGTAAGAGTCAGACTTCTAAGAAGAATGGTAAGGTTGAGGACGAAGACGGTGACGATTCACCACTTGCAAAGGCTCTGCAATCATTGAATGCAAAGCTTGACTCTATGCAATCGGAGCTTTCTGCTCTCAAAAGCGGCAAGACAACTGATAGCAGAAGGGCTAAATTAGAGAAGCTGTTGAAAGACACAGGTAAGTTTGGTGAAAGAACGCTCAAAGCCTTCGGTCGTATGTCGTTTAAAGACGATGAGGAGTTTGAGGATTTCTTCGAAGAGGTTGAGTCAGACCTTGAGGCAGAGAACCAAGAACGCTTAAATCGTGGACTTGACAAGTTAGGTGCACCTGGCGTTACAGGCGGTGCTGCTGAAAGTCGTAGAAAGAAGAACGACGAAGAAGTTATGTCCGATGATGAAGTTAAGGCGCTGGCTAAACTTTAGTCATCACAAGTAAAATCAAAAATTTTAGTACAAATGGGTGCAAAAGCTAATTTGGTAAATGGAACTACAAAGGTAATGTCTGATGTAGATTCTATTGTTATCCGTCAGTACATTGGAGGTATCACAGGTGGTGCTACTCTTGATATGACTGACTTCAAGGATGACGTTGTTAAGGCAGGTCATCTTGTTATTCGTACACTCGACGAGGACGGTAATTACACTTACAAGCCTATGCCTGTTGCTGACAAAGCCTATAAGGCTCTTCCAGCAAGTCATGAGTATGTTGGTGTTGTAGTACGCTCTAAGATGGCAAATGAGCCAATGGTTGCAATTATGGATAATGGTCGTGTTAACGACAAGGCTATGCCATATCCGTTGACTACAGAGATGAGAACTGCAATTAAAACAGCTCTCCCAAACCTTATTTTTGAACACGATTAACAAGGAGGTTAAAGTATGAAAGAATCACTTTTTTTACAATTTGTAGCTGCTATCTGGCCTAAGCTGAACCTGTATATTAAGGAGAAAGAAGAGCCCAAAAAGCGCTCTTATCTACACAAGGAAATGTTGACCTCTGTGTACAGTGCCGATCAGAAATGGGAGGGTACATCTGCAAAGACAGCGTATGTGGCTGCTGATATGGTTGCAATGGATTCCCCTCTCCCTATCAAGAAACGAGGTGCCGTTGCTTCATCTAATGGAAAATTGCCAAAGGTCGGTATGAAGAAGATTCTTCGTGAGACGGATATCAACGCTATTAACATCATGAAGGCTCACTACGATTCTGCTAAATCTCCAGAGGAGAAAGCCGAAGAAAAACAGCGTATTTTGGCGAAACTGGTCAATGATGGCGAGGCTTGCTCTGTCGGTATCGACGAGAAAAACGAAGCTAACTTTCTTATGGCTCTTTCTGAGGGTGTGTTACTTGTCGAGGATGAGGATAACGTAGGCACTGGCTTGCGTGTAAACTTCGGTTATCTTGACGAAAACACATTCGGTACTATCACTAAGGGCAAGGTAAGTTATGAGGATATTGAGAATATCAAGAGTAAGGCTGACACCGATGGTAATACAATTACCACTCTTATGCTTGCCAAGTCTAAGTTGAATGAAATTCGTAAGGAGCGTTGGGCACGTGAACTTGTTGCAGATGCTGATGGTAAGGTTTACACTGACGAAACAACCTTAAATGTTCCTTCTGTTAAGAAGTTCAAGGAAGCATTTGAGGACGAGTTTGATATTACACTTAAGGTTGTAGACCGCTCAATCTTGTTCGAGAAGAATGGTAAGCAGAAGAGCAAGAAGCCATGGAATGCAGATCGTTTGGTGTTCCTTTGCTCAGACGTAGTAGGTTCTCTCGTGTGGGGTACACTTGCAGAGTCAACAAATCCAGTTGAAGGTGTCAAGTATGCTACAGTAGACCAGTACAAGTTAATTTCTAAGTACTCTAAGACAGACCCTCTACAGGAGTTTACAAATGGTCAGTCACTTGTCCTCCCAGTAATTGAAGACGTAGAGCAGATTTATGTCATTGATTGCTCTGAGGAAAAGTCTGCAAGCGTAGATAAGGAGAAGGAAAAGCTTGATACAGCAGACACCTTTACTACCGTAAATGGTAAGAAGTACAAGAAGGCAGACCTTATCGCACAGTTGAAAGCTCTCGATGTCAAGGTGGCTAAGAATGCTTCTGATGACACTGTTATCGCAGTTATCAATTCTCTGAGTGACGAACAGGAGGCAACTCTATTTGCTAACGTAACTGCTCAAGTATAATTATGAAGACAATCATGCAAGCGCTCCAAGATGAAGTTCATTATCCAGTTCCTTTAGGCTTCATTGAAAATAAGCTGATTGAGCGCCAGCTTCAAGGCGATGATGACTACACTTTTGAAGTTTCAAAAACAGCTGCATGGAAGGGTGCGCTTGCGGATTGTCTTTACTCTCTCCTACAAGCCGTAACTTATTCTGAATCTGACAAGAGTGTTGGTACCCTTACAGAGGAGGATAAGAAACGGCTATTAGTCCGCATTAATTCACTTTACAAGGATATAGGTGAGCCTGTAGTTTCGCTTGGCCAGCCTTTGGTTACATTTGGTGAGTAGTATGTCTGTAATAGATTTTTCCGCACATAGATTAACGTATCAAATTGTGACACGTGGACATGAAGACCTAGAAACTGGTGATTATGTTCAAGGTGAAACAAATTGGTCCACAGAAATCTATAAGTGCGATATTGTTCCTGCTGGAAGGGCTAATACTATCCCTATACCAGATGGAAATGTACAGGCTTACTCGTATACCATTTATAACCTCCCAAGAGATTGTCAAGAGTTCCAATATGGAGACAAAGTCAAATTGCAATTCTATGGCAAAGGAGAAGGGAAAGTCTTTAAGGTTTTAGGTTTTCATCGTTACCAGCACCAGTGTAAGATTTGGATTTGATATGGCAATAAAAATGACTACACCCCCAGAGGCATTAGATAGGTTCTTGATGGCTGCTTTTACCATTATAAGAAATGAAGTGTCAAAAGCTCTTGCTAAATTGGGCGAAGAGTGCATTGCTAAAATCAGAGATAGGTCAGGTAGTGAAAGTTGGTATGATCAAAGTGGAAACCTCCGTTCGTCAATAGGCTTTGCTGTCTACGATTACGGGTTGAAAAAGGTTCAGTCATCATTTCAAACTGTAATGGGAGGATCTGATGGTTCGTCCGAAGGTCGAAAAATGATAAACAATCTTGCAAATGAATATTCTAAGGTTTATGCTTTAGTTGTTGTTGCAGGAATGAATTATGCGGAATATGTAGAATCTTTAGAAAGCAAGGACGTATTGGCATCAACAGAGCTGTGGGCAAAAGATGTTATTGATGCTCGCCTTGAAAGGGCAAAGAAGTCCGCTCTCGCTAACATAGAAAAATTATCATTATGAAGTCAGATATAGATATCAAGGATGATGTATGGAAGATTATTAAAGAGTCTTCACTTCTAAGAGAAGTGAGTGGAGACTTGAAGAAAACATCTGTACGTCCTAAAAACTCACGTTCAGAGGATATTATTATATCTGTACTTGCGAATAGCACAAAGCAAAAGCAAATAGCTTATGTAAACGTGAATATCTATGTTGCTGACGATTATATTGACGGCCAGAGTGAGGAAAATTCGGCTCGATTAAGAAAGTTATGTAAGATGTCATTCGACCTTTTCGATAATGTGCGAGGAAAGGACTTTAGATTATCACTCACAGACCCAAATTATGAATGTGGTCAGCGGGTGATTGAATCGTCTGGTTCTTCTGAACACGTTGTAAATAATAAAGTTTTGTATCAAATTATAAATGAATAATTATGGCAAGTAATTCTATTGGTTGGGGTAAATGTAGTATCATTGTTAAAGAACTTGATACTCCTTCTGCAAAGTGGACTAAGCTTCCAACTCCTAAGGAGAATACCACAAAGCTGAATCCTACTAAGGGTGACAAGAAAGAAGCCCCTATTGAGGGTGGTGAGAATGAGGCAGTAAAGTATTCTGCTAACAAGTATGTAGTTGAGTATGTACTCAGACGTCTACAAGGACGTAAGAAGCCTTTCGCTGACACAAACGGTATTGTTGCTAAGCATTATGCTATCTTCATTCAGCCTGAGAACATCGCTGTGCCTGGTCCACGTATTGATGACACCGTAGTATCTCTTGCGGATGAGTTCAGTACAGAGGAAGGTGGTATCTTGACGTATAATCATGATGCCTTGAAGCCAGAAACAGGTAATATCGTTAAGTGGTGTACAACCACTAAGGACCTTTCCACCGTCAAGGAGGGTGCAACTATCAACGATGCAGACATTACATTTGTAGACGTAGATGTATAGGGTTAGTCTGGTAAAAGGATAATTAGGATAACTGACAATGCGGAAAGACGCATGACAGCCGGACAGACGGCTATATCGCAGGTTGGAGAAGTGGTATCTCGTTACTCTCATAAAGTAAAGAACGGTGGTTCGAGCCCATCACCTGCAACAAAAATAAAGAGATATGGATAAAGAAAAGCAATTAGAATTAGATATTGCCGACACCATCATAGACAGACCGAAAGGGTTCAGTGTTGGTCGTCGGCATTTTTACTTATATCCAGTTACCTTAGGCAAGGTTTATTTGCAGAAGAGGATAGTAGAGTCCCTTGATATCAACAAAGAGCTATTAATTGAGAACCCATACGCAGAAGCATTAAGGCTCGCAGAAAGCAAAAAGGAAGAATGCTGTCTTCTACTCTCTTACCATACATTGCAAGGAAAGGAAGAAGTACTTGACAACAGAAAAGTACAAGAAAGAAAGAAATACTTAGAAGACAACTTAGGTAATGAAGATTTAGCCACACTTCTTATTGCCTGTCTATCCGATGACAAGTTAAGTGCATATGTAAGACACTTCGGTATAGATAAAGAACAAGAAAGAATGGAAGAAGCTGCTAAAGCTAAAGATGATAGTGGCACACTCACCTTCGGAGGTAAGTCAATATATGGAACTCTAATAGATGCTGCTTGCGAAAGGTATAAATGGACTTTTGATTATGTCGTATGGGGTATTAGCATTATTAATCTCCAGCTTTTATTGAAAGACAGTGTAAAGACAATGTATCTCACAGAAGACGAAAGAAAGAGAGTACACACAAATGATACTTCTATGGTAGACGGAAATAGCAAGGAGTCTATCATGAACGCTATTAGTAGTATGAACTGGGGTTAAGAAAAGTATAGTTACAAAATACACATAATAAAAAAGGTCATGGCAGGACTTAAATTCGATATAACGGGCGATAATGGCAATATGTTATCAGCTCTCCAAGGTGTTCAGAATGGAGTTAGACAAACGCAAAGAGTTGTAGAGCAGAGTGGACAAGGTATTGAGCAAGTATTTTCAAAAGTCCAATCTGCTGCTGCCGCTGCTGCTGGTGCGTTCTCTGCAAAGGAACTTGTAAGGAATGTATTAGAGGTGCGCGGTCAATTTCAGCAATTAGAGGTTGCGTTTACAACTATGCTTGGAAGTGCTGACAAGGCAAACGATTTGATGAGTCAGCTTGTTAGGACGGCAGCTACTACTCCTTTTGACCTTAAAAGCGTGTCTGAGGGTGCAAAGCAATTGTTAGCTTATGGCACCCAAGCCGATGAGGTAAACGGGACGTTGATAAGGTTAGGTGATATTGCTGCAGGTTTGTCAATTCCTCTGAATGACTTAGTTTATCTGTATGGCACTACCATGACACAAGGTCGTATGTTCACACAAGACCTACGCCAGTTCCAAGGGCGTGGTATTCCTATTGCTGACGAGTTGGCTAAGATATTTGGTGTAACGAAAGATAAAGTCGGAGAACTCGTAACAGCTGGCAAGGTTGGCGCTGCAGAGGTTCAGCAGGCTATAGAGAATATGACTAATGCTGGCAGCCGATTTGGTGGTCTTATGGAAGCACAGTCGCATACCATTACAGGTCAGATATCAAATATTGAAGATGCTATTGACTCTATGTTTAATGACATAGGAAAAGCTAACGAGGGTGTTATCAATGACGCTCTTGGTGGCGTTTCTTATCTTGTCGAGCATTGGAAGGAAATCGGTCAGATAGTCCTCAATGTTGCAGCTGCTTATGGTATAGCAAAGGCTGCTGTTGTCGCATGGAGTACATATCAGAAGATTCATAACCTTCTTATGGAGAAAGCCGCTGTTCAAATGGCTTTAGCCAAGGCAGAGGGTATTGCTATGTCTGAAGCTGAGGCAATGGCTTCGGTGGCTACTATGGGATTTAAGAATGCTCTCAATGCTTTAAAGGTCGCTATTGCATCAAATCCTGTTGGCGCACTTGCCGTAGCTTTAACAGCTGTGTTTACGGCTATGCAATTACTTGACGACGAAACAACAGAATTAGCTACAGCGTCTAACAAATATGGAGAATCAGCAGCAAGGTCCATACAAAAGGTTAAGACTTTGTCAGATGAAGTGAAAGGCTTGTCTAACTCTAATAAGACGGTTACAACAAGCACAAAGCTTTCAAAAGATGTACTTGAAGAATTAAATCAAGTCTTGGATGAGAGTGGTGTAGCACGTATCAAGGAAGGTGACACCATAGACACTGTGAATAAAAAGCGTGAAATGGCTATCTCTCTGATTAAGGAGGAAGCTATCGAGCGTCAAAGATTGAACAATATAGATGCCGGAAATAAAGAATTCGATGATAAGGTTAATTCTGCTAACGAGCAGTTAAGGAAAGACCTTGCCAATGCAACATTTTACAGTACAGGAGATACGGTTCTGAACAAACTTTTGGGAAGTGCTGATGAGGTGAGAGAGAAGTCCTCTGCTATATTTACTGTTATCAGTCAGACTGTTCAAGAAAATGCTGACCTTATAGCCAATAAGACAGGTTCTGCTTATGATAAGGGTCTTAATGAGATATATGGTAAGATAAGAGCGAAGATGGAGGCTATGGGCGTCAGTAAGGCTGCCCTTGATAAGACTTGGACTGACGGAGGTTGGTTAAAGCAAGATAATCTTGTACAGAAGTACATTGATTCTATTCAGGGTGCGACAGAGGCTCATTACGACTACAATAAATCTATCAATGCTGTAGCGGAAGCGGAGAAAAGGGCTACTGATAAGACACTGACCTTCTCTGACAAGGTAGCTGGTATATCACGTGCTTTGCAAGGTCCTAATGATGGAGTACATCAGCTGTATAAAAATATTCAAAAGCTGATGGATAAGTACAAGAAGAATACTATTGGCTTTGAGATTCAATTCTCTGGTAAGGTGCCTGCATGGATGGATAAGATAGGTATACCACAGCTATCATCTTTAGCTAAGAGATTCACTTCGTTAGGAGAGTCTTTGAAAAAAGGTCAAACTATGACTGTGAATGGTAAAATATTTACAAAGGAACAGTTATTGCAAAGAGGTGCTGATTACGCCTCTGCCATGGAGGCTAAGCAAAATAAAGAGGATTCTGCGAAGAACAATGAGAACAAAGGAAAATCAAATCCTATTGCAGAGCAGAAAAAAGCCTTGCAAGAGCAACTCAATGCACTTTCTTACCAAGAAGCGGCAGGACGTAAGGGTGCTGAGTTAAGGAGAAAGATTAATGCCTTAGCGAAAAAGGAAAAGGTATATTCTTCTTCTTATGATACAGACAATGAAAAGGAAGCTCAGAGAAAGGCGAAAGAGGCTGCTGATAAAGCTAAAAGGGAAAGAGAGGAGCGTAACGCTGAAAATGAGAGAGAGTTTGAGTATGAAACAAAATCTCGAATGGAAAAAGCACGTACCATTGAGGACTTAGCAAATGAAACCGAGCAGGCAGAGATAGACCTCATGAAAGAAGGTGCTGAGAAGCGGTTACGACAGATAGAACTTGATAGGAAAAGAGAACAACAAGCCGTAGACAGAGCCTTTGAAGACTTGAAGCAAAAGCGTATTGACCAAGCTAAGCAAGCATGGAGTATCAATAAGAAACATAAAGGGCTCAATTTCTATGAAAGTAGCGAGTATAAAAATGCGTCATCTGATAAGCGATATACAGAAGACGAGTATAAGAACTATGATGCAAAGACAAGTGCTATTTGGAAGAAGTATGATGATGCGCTTGAAAAGGAGAAGCAAGAGCAAATAGCACATGAAGACTCACTTATCAAGGCAAATGAATCATACTACGATAAAAAAGCAAGTCTTGCAAAGGAATATTCTAAGACTGTAGCTGATATTAACAAGGCTATCTCGGAGGCTGAGAAACGAAATGACAAAGATAGAGTTGAAGCACTCTATAGGTCGTTAACTGAAGCTAAAGCAAACTTTGGCAAGGACCAAATGTCACTTGCCTTTGAGCAGTTAAAGAAAGACCCAAACTATGTCGTTGCTTTTGATGACTTGAATGGTGCGTCAACATCAACTCTCAATAGCCTTATTGATAGGTTCGATGAGGTAAAACAAGCAGCTGGCGAGGCGCTTAACCCAGAAGGGGTAAAGACATACTTCGATGCTATCAATGGAATGATTGATGAGCTTATCAGTCGTGACCCTATCGGAATGATGAAGAAACTTACAGAAGAGTTGATTCATCAGCAGGAAGAATTGAAAGCAGCCGAGAATAGGCGAGATAGAGTAAGGAAAGGCGAGAAGGTAGTCAAGAGCATAGGCTACGATAAAGACCTTAAAAAATGGGTATCTGAATATTGGGAATTAGCAGATGCAGAGGCGGACGCGGCTACCAAAGGTCAGCAGGTCGCACAAACTACCCATAAGATTGAGAACGCACACAAGACACTTACGAAGTCTATTCAGGGTGTTGCTGATAAGATGGGCGAGTTAGGCGGCAAGATAGGAGGGCAGACTGGAGAGATATTCTCTCTCTTTGGCTCTGTGATGACTTATTATCAGACTATATCCGATGGCGTTACTGCGGTTGGTAAAGCTGGCTCAAGTGCAATGAAATCTATCGAGTCAGCAAGTGCTATCCTTGCAATTATCAGCGCAGCAATACAACTGATGCAGATGCTTAGCAGTATACTTCCCAATCAAGATAGCTTATACGAGAAAGCCGCCGCAAAGCAAGCGGAGATAAACAAACTCCGTGATTCCGTCAATGACTATCGTCTTGCCGTGATGAAAGCACGCCACGAAGAGAGCGGTTGGTTCTCTGACAGTGGGCTGAAAGGCTTGCAGGATGCATATGAAGAACATGGGCAAGTTGCTGAGTCTTATTATAAGAAACTCAACGAGGCGCAAGAGAAGTATATAGATAAATCATCTGGACTGAAAAAGGCTATGATACCAATCGTAGCAGGTGTGACGGCTATCGCAGCAGTGGCGGCAGGCGTGTTTACGGCCGGTACGGGAACTGTTGCCCTTGGTGCTCTCGGTTCATCTATCATCGGTGCTCTGTCGGCAACAGCCGTAACGGCAACAGTAGCCACGGCAGCAGGTGTGGCAGTAGCGGGTCTTGCGGGTGCTATCGTTGGTAAGGCTATTGACTCCGCAGTGAGTTCTATCAGTTATAAGAATGGCCAAGTAGCAGCAAAAGACAATCTCCGTATTCAGACACAACATAAGTCTTTTTGGAGAGGACAAAAGACGGCCGACCTTAGAGAATGGGTAAAAGAGAAGTACGGCAAAGACCTATTCGGAGAAGACGGCATGATTGATAAGGAACTCGCAAACGAGGTCTTAAAGAACTACGGACATAAGCTACAAGGCGAGGCAAAGGAGACATTGGAGAAACTCGTTGAACTTAGAGAGAAATACGATGAGTTCAATAAGTCTATCCATGAATACGTATCTAAGATGTACTCTCCTTTGGTGTCTGATATGACAGATGCCGTATGGGCATGGCTGAAAGACGGTAAAGATGCTCTCTCAGAATTTAAGAACTCGGCTTCAAAGACATTTGCAGAGGTTTCTAAGGATATGGTTAAACAACTCCTTATGAAGAACGTGTTTAGCCAGTTTGAAGACAAACTATCCGACTTATACAAGGCTTATGCAATGAAGTCTATTAACGAGAGCGAACTCGGTGCGGCATCAGCGAACCTTGCAGGTGAGATAGTGGATGGCATGAATAACTATCTCCCAGTGGCACAAAGTCTGTTAAAGCAGCTACAAGAAGGATTTGCGGCAAAAGGAATAGATATTACAAGGGAGGGCGACAGCTCGCAGACAGCAACCGCTAACGGAGTAACATCTATCACCTTCGAGCAGGCAAGAAACATCGAAGCACTCACCACAGCAGGGAATATCTCACGTGATCAGACTAAGGAATTGGTAACGTCAATAGTATCTAATATTGCTTCGTTATCTTCATTCTCGTCATCAACCAGTGCAACGATAGTCGAAATTAGGAACTTGATGATAACTAACAATAGCTATCTTGAAGATATACTGAAGAATTCAAAGAATATCTATAATGATTTTTCTTCAAAGATAGATGATATTAATAGGAATCTTAAAGAATTAAAATAGTATGCCAAAAGGACAATTAAAGATTAATGGGAAAGATGCTTATGAGACTTGGGGTATCAGTATGGATGATACGTCTTTATCGGCTTTGATGACACCGCCAGCCGTTAAGCCGTATATTAGTAACGATGACAGGACTAAACATGGTAAGGAATACTTGACGGCTCCTGTTTATGTTGACTCTCGTGATTTAACATTGCAATTAAATCTCACAGCTAAAGACGAAGAACAATTTTTTGCTCGGTACATCGCATTTTGCGAGGTACTTGCAAAAGGTGTTCTCGATATTGAAACTTCATTTCAATCAGGAGTTGTTTATCATTGCATATATCAGTCTTGTTCACAGTTTAGTCAATTTATGCGAGGTATAGGTAAGTTTGTGCTAAAGGTCACTGAAATGAACCCAAATAATCGTAAATAATTTATTTGAAATTCAAATAAAATTAATTATCTTTGTAGCTATGGTAATATACGACATTCATAACAGCAAGATACTCGATGCGACACTGACAGAGGGCGCAGAACACGAGCAAGAATTAGGAAGAAGTGACCTTGTAAGGTTATCGTGGCAGAGTGATGTAAAACTCACATTGCCAGCAGGTGCGTATATTATACCTTTTGATGACGGATTGAAGTATAGACTACTCAACGCATACACACCCACAGAGGATGATAAGGCTTTCAAGTACACCCCCGAGTTTCAGCACCCTTTGATGTGGCTTTCACGTGTGCCATTTCTTTATATAGAGGGCGATTTGAAGCAACAAGAATGGTCTTTCGATGGACTAACAACAGATGCTTTACAACGCGCTTGCAAGGCTATCAATGAAGCACTCAATATAACAACAGAGAGCGAAAAGTTTACATTCACTCTTTGCGGTAATGTGGATAGTTCCGTATCATTCTCGGTGTCTTCTAACGATATACTTTCCGTATTGTCTTCTATTGCTCAAGGCTGCAAGAATAACGCTTGTGAATGGCATTTGTCGTGGAAACATAAGGCTTTATACTTCGGTCAGATAAGCATTAATCTTGGCGAGGACGTACCGACATTAAAGGTACACGAAAATATACAGAAAGCATCTGTAAGCGATAGCAAAGAACCGTATTATAACTGTTTCTATCCGCAGGGCTCAACAAAGAATATGTCTACAAAGGCACTTGTGGGGACTGGTAACGTTGCCACTCTTGCACGATTAGGACTTGACAAGTCTGTTTACCCTGACGGATATATCTATGTAGACACAGAAGGGAACGTTATTACAAAGGATGCATTTGAAGCATCAGGGGAAATCAAGCAAACGCTTGCACTCTCCTTTGATGATGTTTATCCGCATATAGATTTATATGTTTATAACGTCCGTAAGCACGTGCGTTATCTCAAGAACTCTCAGACAAACACAATAGGACTTGACAGCAGAGGAAACAAAAAGACATACACTATTTGGTATATGCGCCTTGCTTTCCCTTCTACAACTCAGATAGCTGGCAAGACAATCGTAAACACTACCCACGATAAGAACGAAAGTGGAGAAATAATTACTCACTATTGGTATGACTATGAGATAGATAGAACAAAGCAGGTATTACAAGGGTACACGCTTAAAGGAATATTCAAGGTTAACACTCACGCTGTAGATGGGCAGTATGATGCCCTTATGCAAGGACTTGTCGGACAGCCGAATGGGCAAGAGGGTTTTGAACTTCACTACCACGAGATAAACAACCCAATCACTCCGAAACCAAACGAAGGAGATAGTGGTGTAGACATATTAAAGGGGGATTATGAAATACTCAAGTATCAAAGCGGAGATACTATTATCCCTACCAATGAAAGCGAGGGTCTTTATCCAAGAGGAAATGCCCTCCCTGACCTTACTTGTAATATGGTTGTTCTGTTTAACATCGTAATGGGTGAGCATGAAACGAAACTTGCACAAGAAGAATTAGCAGCACGAACTATCAAGGAGGTAAAAAGACGTGCGCAGGACAACAACAACTATTCATTCTCCTCTAATGCGGTAGATTTCGCAAGAAAGAACCCAAACCTTTATATCGGTCAGAAGGTCACCTTTGACGATGGCTTTGGCTATCAGCTAAAGACACGTGTCATAAAGTTGGTTACAAAGCTGGATTACCCGATTATTCAGGAGATAACCGTTGGCAATCAAGCTGTCAAAGGTACTATCTCGCAGTTAAAGGAGGATGTAAATAATATCCTATCGGGTAATTTTAGCGGTGGCGGATTGAATTCTACGCAGATAAGTGAGCTTGTAAAGAACTATGTAGACCCACGCTTCCTAAGAAAGAATATCCCCGATACCGCCCAAGAGGTTATTACATTCTTAAAGGGTATCGCTGTCGGTAATGGGTACGGAATAACTGAACTTGGCGACTTGTTTGCTCGATTTATCAAGGCTAACTCAGTAAAGAGTGATGATTTCCGTTCGGGACTATTGGATGGTGCTGGCTTTGGCATTTACAAGGACGATTATGGGAAATCAATAGCTGAGGTCGATAAACTCAATGTAAGGCAGAAAGCAACCTTTTCAGAGTTAGAGTATAGACGACTTGCTTTCACCACTGGCGATGTTGGATTCACATCAGCAAGTGCGCATATTAGTGATGTTATTCCAGTTGGTGCTAATGGTGCTCCTATCGTTAACTCGACTACTTTCTTTAAGTCTGCAAATAAGCAGGTGATGATAAATAATGCCCTACTCTCTTATAGTGTGTCAGCAGGTGGGAATAGTATATCTGCTTATCGTTGCTATTTCTTGGCAGATGATGGCGATAAGCGTATCAGCAATGATTGGAGAGTTGGCGACCAAGCCATGTGCAAGACTGATAATCTCATTTCTCGAACGTCAAACAGAACAGCTAACAGATACTATTGGCGTTTGGTGGTAAATAAGGGAACGGAAACTATCAATGGTAAATTATACCACTTCGTAGACCTTTCGGATATTCGTGGCACGCTTGAGCTTACTATTGACGGCAAACAATATACTTGTGTCGGATATGCTACAAGCATAGAGATTAATAATGACATCCCAAAGGCGGAGGATGACATTATCCAATTAGGAAGTCAGACTGACACCGATAGGCAATATGCTCACATCATCTATGTATCAGAGGGTAAGCGTGTGGACTATGCAGGTATCAATAACTATGACCTTGCTTCACACATTATTAATGAGTTTAGCCCTAAAGAGACAACAGTGCGTTCAGACCATTTCAAGATTATATCCGCAGCAGGTAGGGGGATAAGCTCATCTTTAGTATGTGACAGAGGAGAATGGGTGGGCGGCACGACAGCAGGACACTATGATAGATTTTCTTATAACGGCTCTCTGTGGCTTTGTAATGTTGGAATAGGTAACACTACCAACGAAGCTCCAACGGAAAGCAGTAGGATGTGGATAAAGCAGGTGTCACAGAGTGATGTGTATAGTCTGGAAGTAACCATTGAAAGTGGAGCAATATATGATTCACAAGGCAGTGTTGTCCTATTGGCGACATATAGGAAGGGAAACGTTGATATATCAGACACTATCACAAGCGCATTATGGTCATGGATACGCATAAGCGGTCAAAGTACAGATGCCGAGTGGAACACATCACATAAGGGCGTAGGTAGAAGAATAACAGTGTTAGCATCAGAAGTCGATTCTATGGCTTCATTTGACTGTATAATAGAAGGATAACATATGGGTACAAAAGCAAGAGGGGGTATCACCCTTTATAATGTAAAAAACGGAAAAGATGCAGAGTATCATCGGTTGCGTCCACAGAGCGAGAAAGCTGTTGTGGGGGGTGATAACTCACTGTATATCACACTTTCGTATATCATCGAGCACGTCAATGGTGCGCAAGTGATAACGGAAGCAGGCAGCGCACAAGGATACCATGTCACTGCACGTATGAACAACGGTGTATCTATCGCTATGACAAATGGAGCAGTGAATAGTGGTACTTATAAGTTAACGGACTACTCAAAGGCACAGAACCGCCCCGATTATGTTATCATTGAATTGAGAGATAGTGCCGATAAGATCGTTGACATTCGTACTGTACAAATAATTATGGAAGCATCTTCTTATGTCGATATAGTAGCTGATTTGCGTACTACAGTATCGCAGCATGGAGATAGCATCTCAACTATCAAGCAGACTGCCAATAGTGTGTCAGCTACTATTACAAGTCTTAAAAATGGTCTTGAAACTGTAGGTATGCACTTGGATGGTGAGAATAGCACATTTGATGTCATAGCTGATAAATTTAAGGTTGTTACTACAACTGGAATAGTATCTTTCTTTACCGAAGGTGGTAAGCTGAATGCTGATTTAATTGATGCAAAGTCAATAGTGGCTAAAGGTATCAAGGCTCAAACTATCGATGCGGGAGGAGCTACTTTTCAAAATCTCACCGTTACTGGTGATAGTACATTTGAGGGTACACTCAAAGGCACAAGTGGCTCGTTTACTTCGTTAGATTGCCTTGACGGTACTAATAAGGTTGGTGGCATTACATTCGGGACTATGGGAAATAAAGGCTATATGGCTTTTACAGGTGATTTTGGAATGTTGGGCGAAACAACGGGTGACATTCGTAAGCGTTTCCATAATTTTTATGCAACTAACATTTATTGTAACAGTCAGTTCGGGCATAAGTCAAGGGTCTGTGCGGTTGTGAAGGACGATGAGATGTTTGTTTATAACGATGGACATATTGAAAATGGTATTCGTATAGGTTTAACTTTTAACCATATAATTATAAATGGTAGAAACATTAATTATTATAGAATCCCAATGTATTCTCCTGGCTTCGGGGGTGAATCTGGAGAGATTTTGGATATTGATAATCTAAAGGCTCAAAAGGGTTCGCAAACCTATTTTGATGAACTTCCAGTAGGTGTCCCTATTGATGTTATTATATTCAATGGTACTAAGAATTTCTGTTATGAATTTTTTGGGATGGGATATGGCAAGCAGTGGACGGTTATTAATGGCAATGATAGTCAAGCTGTGTACATTTTTGACCATCGAGAACTTCGTAAGTTTGAAGGTGGGTATGTGTTTGAATATATGTACGTAAATCCACATTGGTTAACTCCTGAGAAGAGTAATGATAATCTTGGTGCAGGCGTATTCTATACGGCTGGTATTGATTTTGACTGGTAAGAACATTATTAATTTAAAATAAAATAATATGAAAAAACTTTTAGATTGTATTTACAGGGTTTTCGAGAAGTTCGCTGCTATTGGTAGCGACAAGTACTTACACCTCATTGCAGGTCTTATCGTAGCATTCGTGCTTGGTAGACTGTTTGCTAACGTTGAAGCGTGGGCGTATCCTGCTATTGTTGGTGTGTTGCTGCTAATGGTGGCAAAAGAGTGTGTTGATTATTACATCCGTAAGGAGCAGTTCGACTGGAAAGATGTAGTTGCTGGTCTGGTGGGTGCGTTTGTCGGAGTCTTAATGTGTCTGCTATGAACTATTTAGAACAATTCAAATACGTAATGTGTAGTGTCATCAGCGGAATGCTGAGTTTATTCTTTCCCATAAGGGACTTTATGTATGCTATGCTTGTAGTCTTCGGAGTCAATTACATCTTCGGATTAGTTGCAGGACTGAAACATGGTGAGGAGTGGAATCTGAAAAAGTCAATGGTGTTCTTCTATCATTGTTGTTTATTCTTCGTAATGTCAGCTTCTATTTTCATTACAGGCTATTTCCTTCATGCAGGAGAAGAGACGCTCGGAGTTGTGAAAGCATTATGTGGCGTAGCGATTTGGTTCTACTCAACCAATATTGTTCGTAACTGGAGAATGATGCTCATTGAGGATACTACAATGTGGAAAGTGGCAGGTTTTGTTTATTACGTTCTGACACTGAAAGCAATCGACAAAGTTCCGTTCCTTAGCGAGTATCTCAAAACGGCTCACGTAAAAGTCGATGATAACAAACCTAAGTTTGAATAACCATTTAACGATAAAGATATGACAGAAGAAGAAAAAAGTGGCATCGTCCACGAGGTGATAGAAACTATCAAAGGGCAGTCGCAAGACATCACAGAACTCCCATTGTCGGATAACATTGAGGATTTCACCACCCTCCCTGCTGTTGGCAAAGATGGCAGATTAAAAAAGTTCAGAGTTACTGATTTGAGGTCAGAGTTCGCAAGTGGTAGTAATATTGAACTTGTGCAGGAAACAGGACAAAGCGAGGATAAGGCGATGTCACAGAAAGCAACCACCGCAGCTATTGCCGCAGCAACAACCACCAATGACGGCAAGAACTTGCAGGAGGTCTATGAGGTCTCTAAGTCGGCTGCCACACGAGCAAGTCAGATTCAATCTACTATTGAGGTGGTACAGGAGCGTGGCGAGGCTACCGATAAACCTATGTCACAGAAGGCGGTGTCCGATGCCCTTGCTCAGATAGAAAAGAAGGCTGAGGATAACGCAACCGCTATTACTTCTATATCTGCAAGTGGCGGTGTGCCTATTGCGCAGGAGGCAGGCGATAGTGCAACATCTGTGATGTCACAAAAAGCGGTGACGGAAGCAATCAGCCCACTTGAAAAAAAAACACCTATAGATACGATAGGCGATGGTTTCTACGTGTCAGACAAGTTCGGAAATATCGTTATAAAATTCGACTCTAACGGTTTTGATGTTGCGAAACTATCTGCTCACTTTTTATCGCTTTTAGCATCGTTGATAAATATTCCTATTTTTGAAACAAAGGAGAGCGGGTTCTACGTAACTGACGCAAACCTTAATATAGGATTTCAAGTTAATTCGGAGCATAGTAACTATTTACAATTTAAATAAATTTAATATATATGGGTATAGCAATCATATTAAAGGATAGTGATTTTTCGAGCCTTAATCTTGGAAAGGTCGAATTAGAAAAAAAAGTTGATGTCCTGCGATCAATCGCTATTTTAGCAGAAGACAGTTATAGTGGTAGTACAGCGCAATTGCACTGTGCTTTTGAACCTCTTAATACTACTTATAATAGTGTTAGATGGAGTATTGTAGAAGGTGGTGATTATGCCTCTATAGATACTGATAGTGGTCTTCTCGTGATTAAGACAGGCGCAAGCAACAATAATGTGAAGGTTCGTGCAACATCGGTCCACTCTTCTTCCATAATCGCAGAGAAGACTATAGCAGTAACAAGAGTCGTTAATAAGGTGTACTCTTATGAAGATGCGCCTATTCAGCCAGTGTTTATTGATAAATCATACTTCGAGAAAGATTTTACAGTTTTCCTTAAAACAATATGGAAATCTGATAATCAGTTCTCAGGATCTTGTTTCTTCGGTCTTTATAGCGACAATTTGGGATATAAAGGCCTTGAGTTTATCGCTGATGGTTCTAATAACAGTAATAATATTCTAAGAAATAGCTCTTGGGGTGAAAACAAAGTTATTGTACCTACAATAAGAAATAATGCCCCGATAGGTTTGAAGGCTGTTGGGAGAAACTTATATTATACTCTTGATGGAAGAGAATGGACGCTATTTTCAAGTGAGTATGGTACACAAAAGTCCCCTGTAGCTAAATTGTGTAAATTAGGAACTTATCACGAAGTTGTAGTGCATGTTGATGTGTACGATGGTGAAAAGGATTTGTCTAATTTGTTTACCTAAATAGGTGCGCGTATGAAAAAGGTTAAATTGAAAACAGGAACAGAAGACGTCAGTGTAGTTACTTCCTCATCAGATTCTCTATATGACACATCAAGTGTTGAGAGCTATCTCTCAATGCTTGCATCGAGAAAAAATTTATCCAATCTGTCTGATTTCGAGTTAAAAAGCGAACTTGACGCAGTAAAGGCACGGAGAGAGGGTCGAATGCTTTTTGAAGATGATTTTGAGGGTAACTCTCTTGATGAGTCAATGTGGAATGTTGACGAGGGATATTTTAACAAAAGAATGTGGTATGTCAATTCCAAAGAGAATGTGCTCGTAAATAACTCTCAATTGATAATAACATGCTCTAAGAATAGTTTTAGCGGAAAGACATCAGCAGGGCAAATTCACACACGGGGTAATTTTGATTTCGGAGGGAACGTAAGAATTGAGGGAAAGTTCAAGATGCCAACGATAAGTGGATTCTGGCCAGCGTTTTGGACTTGGGGGAGCGATTGTTACTCCGTTAGAAATGGCGCATCAGACTATTCAGAGCTTGACATCTTTGAGATTTTTGGAGCAAGTCCTCGAATAGATGTTAACTTTTGGAGCGGAGATAGTGTTGGCGATGGCACTACGGCAGGAGTTGAGAATAAGAGTTTCACGATTAGAAATAACGATGAAAAGTGGCACATTTATCGGGCAGATATATATGCTAATAAGATAGAGGTGTATTTTGATGGTGTACTCTTTGGAACGTTTGACACGACAAGTGTTAAAGGAAGCATGTATTACAAGTTAAGGCAATATCTCTTAGTAAGTGTGCAGATGTGGGAAAGAGACACTGTTTCTTCTAATATTGAGGATGCTCAGTTGAGATGTGACTGGATTAGAGTTTACGCATTGTCAGATGGGAATCAGTATCCTGATTCTATTGCGTTAAAGGAGACGAGTGTAACTCTTAGAGTTGGAGATAAGTATCGAATATTATGTGACACACCTAACTCTTTTGATCGTACTATTAAGTACATTATACAAGACGAGGCTATTGTATCACATGGGGATATGGTTATTTCTGAAATTGTGGCAAAGAGCCGAGGGAAAACAAAGGTTCTCTTATGTACAAGAAACGGAAGGAGTGCTATGTTCAATGTAACGGTCAATGAGTAAAGTAATATTTTCTTCAACCTCTAATGATCAATTAGAGATTAAGTATAACTATGACAGAACTGATTTTGATTTTAACGCCTCTGTTGATGAGTTAAGTCAGTTCTGTTCTGCTTATTAAATGGAAGTTATGGAAACAATAGATATTGGAAACAGAACGGGTAGCATCTTGCGAATTAACCGCAAGAGCGACTTCCCTCTTGGCATAAGGCTGGCAGAGGGAGAGTTTCCTGATTATGATTTCACATTGAGAGCCACGTCTGGAAGTGGGTTTACTGTATTCAGGGCTGAAAGGCGGAACGGCATCTGCACTCATTGCAAGGTGTCTGATGGTCAGCTTGTGGTGTTCTTTGACAATCATAATTTGGGTAAGGGTCGTGTGAAAATAGAGGTCTTTATATACTTTCCCGATGATAACTTTTCAGACGGCTATCGTAGAGAGTGTTTCTCTGTATTGTCAAACATTGAGCTCGTTGACGACAATGGTGATGCTCTCAAACTCGCTATGCCCGACCCTATTGTGATAGAGAAGGAGGTCATTAAAGAGAAGAAAAGTATCTTAGTTTGGCAGATATAGTAAACATAACAGAATGGATACTTATAATTTTATAAATGCTCTATAAATTTTTATATAAAAATTATAAGAAAATTATAAACTGATACTCAAATAGTTACATGGATATTTATAATTTGCTTATAAAAAGTTTATAAGAGTTTTATAGAAATTATAAAGCACTCATTCGCAAAGGAAATAGATTATGGCAAATTTCACAATAGCGGAAATGGTACAATCCAACACCGCAGACAGATTAAAGATTAGCAACAACCCACCAGCAAGCGTAAGGGTTCATTTGACAGAAACAATTACGCTTTTAGAGTGTATTAGAGCAGAGTGGGCAGAATATTGTGAGAGATATTCTCTCGGTACACCTGCAATACGTATTTCAAGCGGCTATCGGTCACCAGAATTGAATAAGGCTGTAGGCGGAGTAAAAAACTCTGCACACGTTGAGGGTTATGCAGCTGACTTGCAGCCTGTCAATGGTAATCAAGATGAGTTTGAAAAGTTCTTTGCAACAGAGTTTTCCCATATGGGTTATGCTTTTGACCAAATCATTATCGAGAAGTCGAAGACATCCAGATGGGTGCATGTAGGCTATAAGCGTGCCGACGGAAAGCAGAGAAGACAATGTTTCACATTAAACGTATAAGGATATGGACGACAAAGAAATTAAATACTATGTGTACACAATGTTAATTGTAATAGGTTTACTTGCGCTTACGGCACTCTGCTTCACAAGTTGTTCACATAGAGTGTATGTTCCTGTGCAGTCTATCCGCACAGACACTATCTACATGGCGAAGAAAGACAGCGTACATATCAAGGACAGCCTTATCACTCGGCAGGTGATTAACATCCGTGATAGTGTCGCTATTCATGACAGCGTTGTGATAGTTCAGGACGAGCAAGGCAACGTCAAGGAACGGCTTATTGTCCGTTATCGTGACCGATGGCACGCTACGCAGGACAATCTTACCCTCCAACGTCTGATTGACCGCTACAAAGCGAGCAATGATAGCTTGCGTGCAACAAAGACAGAATACAAAGAAGTTCCAATACCAGTAGAAAAAAAACTATCTCGGTGGCAGATAATCAAGATGGATGTCGGTGGTTGGGCGATAGGCGCAATGTCGACCTTTCTACTTGCAATCATTGGATATATCGTTGTTTGGCTGTTGAAGAAGTATAGGAAGATTTAATTCTTTCCAATGTTTGCAATATTTGAAAGAATTTGCATAAATCCATTGAATAAATATTCCTTTTCTCTTGCATCTTTCACGATAATTTATTAAATTTGTAGGAGAAAAGGATTGAATTCGTATTTGACATAGATTTAGGTTTTTAGTTATTATTAAGGTAAGATTATTTTTAGGATAACCCTGCAATCCGTGAGGACAGGCAGGGTTTTTCGTATAAACATTAAATATTATATGCTTTAGTAGTCTTTTTTGTGTAATCAAGAATTTTTTTCATAGCTTCATCGGAATGCTTTCGCATTATTCGAATATAGTTGTATATAGGTCTATTTTGCTTCATGGATTGTCCTATCGTATATTCAAGTACCTCAAGAGGAATACCCAACTCAAATCCATATTGAACAAACGATTTTCTTGCCGAGTAGAAGCATAATCGATGTAATTCTAAGTTGTTACCTATTTTCTGTAACGTACGTGCAATGTATCTATTAAAGTTTCTGTAAGTAAATGAATACCCAAATTTAAGACTATTATCGTCTGATTTGTACTTGTTGATTATGCAAAGTGCTTCAACAGGTATCGATATTTCTATACGTTTATCTCCACGTTTCGTGTTTTTTGTTTTTGTACGTATGTATTCAATCTCTTTGTCGTTTGAGAACTTTATCGATAAAATGTCTATTAGGTTTACACCGCCAAGATAAAAAGACAGAAACCACAAGTCTTTTGCTATAGATTCTATCTTGCTCTGAGGAGTATACTCTTTTAGCTTGCAGAATTGCTCAACAGACAAATCGAGATTGCGTTCTAAAGACTGAGGTATCTTGCAATCTTGGAAAGGGGGTATGTCTTGCTTTACGAAATATCTTTTTCTTGCAAGATTTGTTAAGACACGTAATCTAACGAGGTACATTCCTGTAGTAGTCTGATTGAGCTTTTTCTTATTCCTCAAGAATCTTTCAAAGTTACTAATCGTTGTAGGTGTTATATCCTTAGCTGCTATGTCACCTTTCGTAAATTCAGTAAAGTATTTACCACACCTTTCTATAAGCTCAGCATAGCCGATTCTTTTGTCTTCTCTTAGTTCTTTAACGTACTCTTTACAAATTACACCTATTGCTATGTTTTCGTCTTTCTCAGAGTAGTTAACGAGTCTATTCTTTAACTCCCTTGACGATAACATAGCAAGTCCATTTGTGTCATTTAGAATTTCTTGATACTTGTTTAATAGATTGCGAAGCTGCATGTTTATAATGTCAGCATCGAATCTCTTTACTACTTGACCATTTTTGAATTGGGACAAATCGTCTATAATATAGGGTGTGATAATATAAGATGTTTCATGACGATGTCTTACAGCAATGCGTATTTTGTGCTTTCCATTAGAAAGCTGCTTTGCTTTAAAAATTGTTGGAGAAAGTGTTGCCATAATGTTCTGTTAAAATTAAAGGATACTCAAAAGTAACGCAGTTTACGTCAGATTTGAGAAAATAATCTCTTTTTTTTTAACTAATATAGGCGTAAGTCAGAAAAAGAAAATGCCCTAAACTAAGGATGTTTGGGCATTTCTTTCAAGTGATTCGCATGGGG